ATATAAATAATAGAACAAAGCATGATGCTTCTATTAGTTCAGGATTAGCTTTGATGGCTTGCAATAAGAATAGGTATATGCCTGCTCAAAAGAAAATATATAAACCTATTGATTTAGGTATTAAAAGATATAATAATAGTGGAAACATTTCAAAAATACTTTAATAAATGAAGATCCAAACTAACACAAATAGCTCTTTTCCTAACCAAGTGGTTAGCAATGAAGAAAAAGCAAGCTTAGACTACGGTATTCAAGTAGGTAGAGCTATAGAAGGTGAATGGTTCCAAGAAGGAAGATCAGGTAATAGATATGCACAAAGCTACGCAAACTTTCATCAATTAAGATTATACGCAAGAGGAGAACAGTCAATACAAAAATATAAAGATGAATTATCTATAAATGGTGATTTGTCTTATCTTAATTTAGATTGGAAGCCTGTTGGTGTTATATCTAAATTTGTTGATATTGTAGTTAACGGCATGTCTGAAAAAGGTTATCAAATAAACACTATTGCGCAAGATCCTTATTCTGTACAAGAAAAAACAAAATATGCTGAAGCTGTTTTAAGAGATATAAATTTAAAACCAGTACTCACTGAGTTTAAAGAAAATCTTAATGTAGATATATTTAATACATCAAATCCTGAAGAATTACCAGCGAGTAAGGAAGAGTTGGATTTATACATGCAAATGAACTTTAAACAACAAGTTGAAATTGCAGAAGAAGAAGTTATAAGTAATGTTTTAGTAAATAATAAATACGAAGAAACTAAACGTAGACTAGCATACGATTTAACAGTATTAGGTATAGGAACTTGCAAAACACAATTTAATAAAACAGAGGGAATTACAATTGATTATGTAGATCCTTCTTATATGGTTTATTCATATACTGAAGATCCAAATTTTGAAGATATATATTATGTAGGCGAGGTGAAGTCTATTACAATACCCGAATTAAAAAAACAATACCCTGATATTCCAAAAGAAGAATTATTAAGAATACAACAAATGCCTGGTAATTCTCAATATATAACTGGCTGGGGTAATTATGATCAAAACACAATACAGGTTATGTATTTTGAATATAAGACATATCATAATCAAGTATTTAAAATAAAGAAAACAGATCAAGGTCTTGAAAAAGCTTTAATAAAATCTGATGGTTTCAACCCTCCTGAAAATGATAATTTTGATGTTGTAACTAGAACAATAGAAGTTCTATATACAGGTGCTAAAGTTTTAGGTAATAATTACATGTTAGAATGGAAACTTGCAGAAAACATGACTAGACCTTATGCGGATACAACTAGAGTTAAAATGAATTATTGCATATCAGCTCCTAGAATGTATAAAGGTCGTATTGAATCAATAGTTAGTAAAATAACAGGTTTTGCTGATATGATACAGCTTACTCATCTTAAGCTTCAACAAGTAATGTCTAGAATAGTACCCGATGGTGTATTTTTAGACATGGATGGATTAGCTGAAGTTGATTTAGGTAATGGAACTAATTATAATCCAGCTGAAGCTTTAAATATGTATTTCCAAACTGGTTCTATAGTTGGTAGATCTTTAACTCAAGAGGGTGGAATTAATCCTGGTAAAGTACCAATAACAGAATTATCTTCATCATCTGGTCAAGCTAAAATTCAAAGTTTAATTGGCACATATCAATATTATTTACAAATGATACGTGATGTAACTGGATTAAATGAAGCAAGAGATGGTAGTATGCCAGACAAAGATTCTTTAGTAGGTTTACAAAAAATGGCTGCAAATGCTTCAAATGTTGCAACTAGACATTTATTAGATTCTTTATTATATATAGGTTTAAGAACATGTGAGAATATAAGTTTAAAAGCTGCTGATTTAATAAAATATCCTCTTACTAGAGAATCTTTAAAAAATTCAATTAGTACATTTAATACTAAAACTTTAGAAGAGTTAATGAATTTACAGATTCATGATTTCGGTATTAGTTTACAATTAGAACCTGAAGAAGAAGAAAAAGCTAAGCTTGAACAAAATATTCAAGTAGCTTTAAAAACTCAATCAATAGATCTTTCTGATGCTATAGATATTAGAGAAATAAATAATATTAAATTAGCTAATCAGTTTTTAAAATTAAAACAATCTCAAAGACAAAAAGAAAAACAACAAGCAGCCCAGCAGAATATACAAGCACAAGCACAAGCTAATGCTCAAACAACAGAAGCTGCTGCAATGGCAGAAGTTCAAAAACAACAAGCTTTAACTCAAGAAAAAGTAAATCTTGAGCAAGCTAAGTCGCAATTTGAAATACAACGTATGCAAAACGAAGCTCAAATTAAAAGAGAGCTTATGGCTGAAGAGTTTAACTATCAAATGCAATTGGCAAAAGCTAGAGCAGGTGTTGAATTAGAAAGAGAAAAAGAAATAGAAGATAGAAAAGATAAAAGAACAAGAATACAAGGAACGCAACAATCAGAAATGATTGATCAAAGAAAAAATGATTTATTACCCATTAATTTTGAATCAGAAGGTAATGATGATTTAAGTGGATTTAATCTTGGATCATTGGGTCCAGAATAAATCTTTTATTTATTTAATTATATTATATTATGTCAACAGAAGTAAAACAAGAAGGCGACTTTAAAATAAAGAAGTCTAAAAGAAAGATGAAAAACTTAAACAAAACCAATGAGGTTATAAAAGTTGATTTATCAAAACCTCAAGATGAGGAAAAAAAAGAAGAAGTAACTAAAGTGGTTATACCTTCTGAACCAAAAGTTGAAAACAATGCCGATACAGAGCAAGAAACAACAGACGTGGTTGCAGATAAACCAACCGAAGTTGTACAAGAAATGGGTGAACAAGTATCACCAGGGGAAAGCACCGTTCAAGCTGAAGATTCAAAAGAAGAGTCACCAGTGCTCTTGCAAGAAATAACAGAAGAAGAAGTTGAAGAAATAAGGCAAGAAGTTAAAGAAGCTAAAAAAGAAGCTGTAACAACAGGTAAGCCTTTACCAGAAAATATTGAAAAGCTTGTTTCTTTTATGGAAGAGACAGGTGGAACTATAGAAGACTATGTAAGACTTAATGCTGATTACTCTAATGTTGATAATAATACATTACTTAGAGAATATTATAAGCAAACAAAGCCACACTTAGACAGCGAAGAGATTGATTTCCTTATGGAAGACAATTTTTCTTACGACGAAGAATTAGAAGAGGAGCGAGACATCCGCAAAAAGAAACTCGCAATAAAAGAAGAAATCGCAAAAGCAAAAAACTTTTTGGAAAGCACTAAGAGTAAATACTACGACGATATCAAGTTGAGACCCGGCGTAACTCAGGAGCAACAAAAAGCTATGGAGTTTTTCGATCGCTACACGAAGGAGCAGGATACTGCATCTAAGCAACATAATGATTTTGTAGAACAAACTAAAGACTATTTTAACTCTGATTTCAAAGGTTTTGATTTCAATGTAGGTCAAAAAAAGTTTAGGTATGGTGTTCAAGATCCAAATAAACTAGCTGATAAACAATCTAATATAACAAACCTAGTCGGGAAGTTCTTTGACAATCAAGGTAAAATAAAAGATTCAAAAGGTTATCATAAGGCTATTTATGCTGCTGAAAATGTAGATACTATTGCTAATCATTTTTACGAACAAGGAAAAGCCGACGCAATCCGAGAGGTAGTCGATGGATCTAAAAACCCAAGCGCAGAACCCAGAGCAGCTGCTCAAACAAATGGTTTTGTTAATGGAATAAAAGTAAAAGTGATAGGCGGTAATTCAAATGATTCTTCAAAATTAACAATTAAGAAAATTAAAATTTAAAATAAATAATTATGGCAGTTATCCCAGTGAGTCCAGTATTTGGCTCAATTACACCGTCGCAAGAGCAACAGCTTTTGGCGACTAACTACCTGGATTTTACAGGTGCTAATGGAAAAAACTTTTCTCAGCAGTACCTTCCAGAGATTTATGAACAAGAAGTAGAGCGTTACGGAAACAGGACTTTGTCTGGTTTCTTACGTATGGTTGGCGCAGAGATGCCAATGACTTCTGATCAAGTTATATGGTCTGAACAGAATCGTTTACACGTTTCTTACGAAAATGTATCTTGTACTTCTACTACAGTCCTTAGAATCGCTCAATCAGCAACAGTTCAAGGCGTTATTTCAGCACTACAAACAATTGTAGTTATGGAGCCAGCAACTGGAGCAGAGTTAAAGTGTATTGTTGAAGCAGTAGTAGGTACTAGTGGTACTACAGGTAATTATGACTTAACAGTTAGACCTTATACTCAAGCAACTCTTCACGGAGCTACTGTAGACTTTACCGGTAAAACTAATCTTAAGATTTTTGTTTACGGTTCAGAATACGCTAAAGGATCTAGCGATCTACGTGACAAAAGCATCACGCCTGCTTTCACTCAGTACAACAATTCTCCTATTATCATTAGAGATAAGTATGTGATCAGCGGATCAGATACAGCTCAAATTGGTTGGGTAGAAGTTGCTACAGAGTCTGGAACTAGCGGATACTTGTGGTATATGAAAGCTGAAGCTGAAACACGCTTGCGCTTTGAAGACTACTTAGAAATGTCTGTTATCGAAGGTGAGCTTAAAGGAGCAAACGCTAACGCGCTTGTACCTAAAGGAACAGAAGGTCTATTTGCAGCTATCAAGTCACGCGGAAACGTCGTTACTGGATTTGCAGCATTAACAGATCAAGCTGATCGATTAGGTACTTTTGATAATGTTCTTAAAAACCTTGACACTCAAGGAGCTATTGAAGAAAACATGATGTTCTTAAACAGAGATATGTCTTTGGATATTGACGATATGCTTGCTGGAGTTTCTGCAGGTGCATCAGGTGGAACAGCTTATGGCTTGTTTGAGAATTCTGAAGAAATGGCGTTAAACTTAGGTTTTACAGGTTTCCGAAGAGGTTCTTATGACTTCTATAAGACTGATTGGAAGTATCTTAACGATGCTTCAACTCGAGGTGGTGTTGCTAAGCCAAGCATTGATGGTGTTTTAGTTCCTGCTGGAACTTCTACTGTATATGACCAGGTTTTAGGAACTAATATTCGTCGACCATTCTTGCACGTGCGTTACCGCGCTTCGCAAACTGATGACCGAAGAATGAAGTCTTGGTTGACTGGATCTGTTGGAGGAGCTTATACTTCTTCGTTAGATGCAATGGAAGTTAACTTCCTTTCTGAAAGATGTCTTGTTACTCAAGCCGCTAACAACTTTGTGTTGTTTAATGCAGCTTAATCATAAGCAATTATAGTAATTTTTACCCTCGTCTAATTGACGGGGGTAATCTTTACTTTTTTTAAAACTATTTAATTATATTATATCATGGCTAAAAAAGCTACAGCTAAAAAAGTTGAGGTTGCTCCTCAGGAATTACCAACACCACCAAAGGTGGTAGAAACACCAAGAATTAAAAAACCTTCTTGGGAAATAAAAGATCGAACATATCTACTTAAAGGACCTCACACTCCTATTACTCACACTATACCATCAAGGCATAGTAGAAGATATCCATTACTTTGGTTTGACGAAGAAAACAAAGAGCAAAGAGAACTAAGGTATGCTACTAATCAAAACTCTCCTTTTGTTGATGAACAAAGCGGTGAGTCAACATTAGGTCATATAACTTTTCGCGAAGGGGTTTTGTCAGTTCCTAGGGAATTACAAAATCTTCAAAAACTTTTGTCTTTATATCATCCTTTAAAAGGTAATAAATACGATGAGTTTGATTCAGCTGTAGAAGCAGTTGAGGATTTAGATGATTTAGAGCTTCAAATAGACGCTTTAAATGCAGCGAGAGAAATGGAAATAGAACAAGCAGAAGCAATAGTAAGGGTAGAACAAGGAACAAAAGTTTCTTCAATGAAGTCTTCAGAAATAAAAAGAGATCTTATGATGATGGCTAAAGAAAACCCTGTTTTATTTTTAAATCTTGCTAATGATGAAAATGTAGGTCTTAGAAACGTTGCTATTAAAGCTGTAGAAATGGGAATAATAAAACTATCTCAAGATCAAAGAAGTTTCCATTGGGGTTCTAATGATAGAAAACTAATGACAGTTCCTTTTGATGAAAATCCATATTCAGCTATGGCTGCATTTTTCAAAACAGACGAAGGCGTAGAAGTTTACAGATCTGTAGAGAAAATGATAAAATAACATGTAATACTATATAGTAGATAGGTCACTCTTAATGAGTGGCCTAGCTATTATTCTAAAAAATATAAAAATGGCGGTAAATATAAACACAGTATACACTACAGTATTATACATACTGAACAAAGAACAGCGGGGATATATTCCACCAGCTGAGTTTAATAGTCTTGCTGTGCAGGTTCAAAATGATATTTTTGATTCTTACTTTCCTGATGGAAACCAGGTAAACCGCTTAAATCAAAGTAACAGACAAAACGATACAGAGTTTTTTGATATGTTTAAAGATATATCATATAAATTATTTCCTTTTGAAAAAGAAACAGATTTTACTTATAATGGAGATCCTAATTTTGGGTTTATATATACAGGTAATAAAACAATATACAAACTAGGAGAAATTGTTGCAACAACTCCAGCTTCGCAAACAGGGCAACCATCTAATATAGAGTCAGTTGTACAATTAACAAGCAAAAGTGATTATACAGAAATAACAAGGTCTAAATTGACAGCTCCAACAGCTCAATATCCTATTTGCTTTACAACACAAACAGCTGCTGCTGTTGCACCGGCTACAACACCACAATTATTAATAAAAGTTTCTCCAGCTTCAGCTACGACAACTTTAAAAGTTAATTGCTTATTTAAACCAATTGATCCTTCTTGGACATTTACAATTGGTTCTTTAGGCCAATATATTTATAATACTACTACTTCAATAGACTTTCAATTAGACGTTTCAGAGCAAAATAACTTAATAATTGATATATTAAAATATGCGGGTATAATAATTAAAGATCCACAAATAGTACAAGCTGCGGCGCAAGCCTCACAGCAAGAAGAAATAAACTTAAAACGTTAATAAATGGCACTAATAACCGAAAACAATAGACAATATTATGCTGGAGCTCAAGGTTTTATGTCAGCAGACCCGGCCGCTACAGGCCAGACTTTTATATGCACATTTGATACTGATTTAGTTTTTGGTAGTTATAATCCATTAGAAACAAACTATGCTTTAAACAACTTTAAGTTGTATACTGCAGCTGTTGGTGTTGCTACATATACTGAATATACTTCAGCTTAT